GTTCACCGGAGTCCATACAGGTGTGGAGTTGCTAGTCCAAGAAACTATTTGCATAGCATCATTGCCCCACAAAACCACTGCGCTACTGTTGTTAACCCAAGTAACCGTTTGTCCGTTTTGGATAGGAGTCCATACAGTTGGCATAGGGACTCCTACGCGATTCTCAGGACTGCGGAGTCAGACGAATTGTTTGGTAGCGTCACGGTCAGGGCAACAGTAGATGTTTTGTCTGCGCCGAAGTCCAGAACGGCAATAGACTTGCCCCCTGCCGTCACGTTGTAGATCAACGCCCCACGCGCAGTCAATGCAGCGTTAAACACGGGGTTGTCGAAACTGATGTACGCAACATTGTTAGCAGTATTGATGGTCACCCCGGTCAGCACAACGCCCCCGGCTGTATAGCCAGCCGCTACAACCTCATTGGCAGTGAGTGCGTAGGTAGTTGTGTCAGCGTTCAGCGTGGCTTCAGATGTGTACAAAGCCATCTGGATGGTGTCCGTCAAAAGGTCATGAACTGCTTTTGGCAGTTCGGCCTTAAAACTTGTCGTCATTGTTTGCGCTAGTGCCATATCAAGTCACAGGTTGGCGATACTGACCAGAACGATACGCATCCTGACGCTCCAGACCGTCGCCCAGACGTTTAGCCAGCACAAGGGCTTCCTTGTACTTGCCGTCGTACAGCGCCATCATGTCCGCCTCACCCTTCATGTAGGTGTACGCCTCGACCAGTGCTCCGTACAACAGAACAGTGTCAAAGTTATCCCCGAGCCAAGTCTGCCCGCCAGCTACCGTAGTGATCGACTCTGGGTAGAAGAAGTAGTGCAGTTCTACGTTGTAGATGGCGTTGGGCGTGGGGCCAACGATGAACACAAGTTCTTGGGGGTTGGTCGAGTCAGGGCCAAATAGTGCGTAGTACTTCGGGATGCCCGTGCTTGACGGAGTTGGGTACGCTTCACGGATGAAGTTCACATCCTTGTTCAGCAGGTACGTGTACGCCCCAGTCCCTGTGTACACCGCCATCGAGTACGCAGACAGGAAATCTGTTGGGCAAGCAATGTACGGCGTATTGACTGTCGTTGCGCCCGTCACGTTCTTACGCAACGATGGAAACTGGACGCTGTTGAATATCCGCTGTTCCGCTTGCTTAATGAACGTGTTCATGTCCGCAGTCGGGAATTGATTCTCCGTGTAAGAAGAGATCGCAGATACAAGCGCCGAATAGTTCATGCCATCGGACCTCTAGACATCGTGCCTTTGGTCGCGCAGCCCGTACCGCGCATCTTGATGCCGTCAGTCTTCACACCGTCGTCGTTGCCCAGCGAAACGCCTTCCATTGGCGTCCAGCCTTCTTTACGGGGCATGGTTGGCTTCTTGCCGTAGTCATTGATGCCCAAAGGCTTGCCCGACATGGTGTGGGGCTCTGCGTAAACGCTGGCCTGACCGACTTCCTTGCCGTTCTCTTTCTGACTGTACTTAGCCATATCAAGCCCCTTGGTTTTTAGCGCGGGACACATTGCGGCCATCACGCGCACGGTCTTCACCAGTAGGGCCACCCTTTTTCATGCCTTTAGCGGCGGGGTCTGGATGAGCGCCCTTGCCCTTCATCATGTGCTTTTTGAGAGCCGCTTTTACTTTTTTGTCCATAGCCATATGGCCTCCTTATGTCGTCACTACCGTGACTGTACCAACAATCCCCTGTGCCACCAAGTAGTTTGGCGTGAGCAAGGTATCGAAACTGCTGGCTCCACCAACCGGATTCCAGCCCCATTGAAACACTCTACTGCCCCCGCCCAACGACCCGTCAGAGGTAACGCCTGACTGGTAGTAGGTTTGATCCGGGCGTGGTTCGCGCACTGCTTGAGGATCATCTATCGGATACATACCCAGTTGAAGCTGTGGCTGATCTGGATCCCAGCACTGCGGACACACCAGAATGTTGTAGACCGCGAGCTTCTTGACTTCCTTCTTGAGCGCAGTCAGTTTGAACTTTTGTCCACAGCGGTCACACTCCGCGATGGAGTTCTTACCTGACGCGAATCTATTGCCCATATCAGCCTATGAACATCTGCCTTGGGACAAGCCGAATCGCTGCCTTCTCACGGTCCTCAGATGATGCCAGATCCCAAGCTTCGTCGTACTGCGCCTTGAGTGTGTCGAGGCGTTGCAGTCCATCAGGGAGCTTCAGCGCGAGGTAGTAGGCCAGACCTGCAACCATGCAGGGGATAAACCGGAACGGTACGTCCATCGTGTTCACACCTGTGCCAGCATCTTGGATACGGCGAAGATACCAATACACGAAGGTGTAAGGCTGCGAAGCATCTGGGGTGGGCCAGACCGTGATGTTGGGGATAGGCGCTTGCCTATTGATATAGACCTGAATGGGCCTAGCCTGCGTCAGCTTGTTGGGGATCGTAGCGTAAGTAGACACAGAGATGCGCGTGATCGACAGATCCGCCTGAGTTGAAGCACTCCCTGCGCCAGTACGGATAACGTGCTCAAGCAGATCTACCGTATCAGACGGGAGATTGTACGTCGCAGTACCCGGAACAAGGGTGATAGAAGACTGAGCAACAGTCCACAGGTTAATCCCGCGATTAGCCCAATCAGCAAAAAGCAAATTGAGACTACGCCTTGCAGTCTTGAGATCGTAGCCTGAACGAAGCTCCGCACCACAACGCTCGAACGCTTCTTCGACCAGATCGGTCAGATCAAGATTGAATGTGGTAGTGCCAGAGGTAGCCATTACTGCAACGAGTTAGTTGACGACTGCTGAGGTTGCATCAGCCCTGCCATGTTTTGCTGCTGCGAGAACTGCTGCATGGCGTTCGGGGCTGGGCCTGCTCCGGGCATACCGCCCTTACCACCCGCTGCGCCTTGGGGCGGCATCTGCTGCATCGGACCGCCCTGTTGCTGTTGCATAAAACCCGGAAAAGTCTGTTGGAATCTCTGCATACCAGCCTGCTGCATAGGATTCTGGGCTCCGGGCATACCACCCTTACCGCCAGCCGCACCTTGTTGCATCGGACCGCCTTGCGATCCCATAAGCCCATCCATACCAGCCTGCTGCATTGGACCGCCTTGCTTACCCATCTGCCGCGCCGCTATTGCTTGCTGAATACCGGGGGGTAGTTGAGAGAGCGTGGACGGTGACATTGAGCCGCCCTGCTTCTGCATTGGGGTCCCCGGTCTCTGCATAGCAGACATACCGCCCCCCGGTCTTTTCATTCCACCAGCACCCATTATCTGAACCCCGCTGTTTTCTTAGCAATGTTTTTCGGTTGGGCAACGAACTGCTTACCCGCTGCCTTACCCGCACGTTTGGCCTTGGTTGTCGCTGCGTACTCAGCAGGAGACAACGACTTGATTGCCGCTTCTGGCAAATAGCGTTCGCCTGTTTTAGACGAAGGCTTCCCTGACTTGGTCCGCCATTTCTGGTCAGTCCAATTCTTAAGGGATGCTTGTGGCGCTTTCAATCTGTGTAGCCCCCACCTTTGGCCTTGTACTTCTTAGCCAACAACTGCGCTTTCCGCGCTGACCATTGGCCCGCTGCGGTTCCTTGCGTAGCCTGACCCTTGATAGAGTTGAACAGTGCTTTACGCATGGTTGGCTTGGTGTAGTTGCCCGCAGCGTTTACCTTACCGCCTTCGGCGTACTGCGCGAAGTCAGTATCGTCGCGGCGAGCTTTCTTCTTGGCCCCCGGCATCTTGGAGGGACTGATAGCACCCATGCCGCGACTAGGTCTCATGCTTTTGTCCTACCACGTTGAGCACATCCGTCAGCCCGCTTAGAGGCGGAAGACTTGACTGCGCCACCTTTTTTGTAATCGTCGCTCATGCGAGGAGTACGGTCTTCGGGAACCACATCTTCGTCTTGTCTCCGATAACGCATACGTCCAGATACTTCTGGCGTATATTCGGTAGGTTCTTTAGTATCTCTTGCCGCTCTTGTGCCTGTTTTTGCTTGCCCCGGCAGTAGTTTTTGATCGCGAAAAGCTTCTTCTTTAGCTTTATCCGCTTGTTTCGCCGCTTCTTTATTGGCTCTTTTAGCCCCGGCTTTGCCTACCTGCTTTGCAGCAGCAACCGCAGCCATTCTTGCTATTACTGGGAGTACCATTATACCATCCTGCCTTTAGTCTTACCCCGCTGGGCACACCCGTCAGCACGAGTAACGCCGCCCTTAGCCATCTTTTTCATGGGCTTTGGATCAGGCTTAGGGGCTGGTTTTGACGTAGGCTTCACCTGCTTACCACCAATCAGAATACCCGTACCAAGCTCGTCCTCGGGGGAGTATTTCTTTTTGGGGGGCGGCTCTTGCACATCGAATGTGTTTGTGCCGGGAACCCGTTTACCTTTTGGTTGTTCGTCAGCCATGATGGTTCCTTAGCAGCCGCCGCCGCTCTTCATCTTGATCATCTTGCCCTTGGTTTTACCCTTGGTCTCGACGCCACCGCCCTTAGCCATCTTCATGGCCGAATCTTTCATCTTCTTGCCGTCAGGCATGGTGTGCATACCCTTCTTGGCGGCGGCTTTGGCTTGCATTTCTTTAATGAATGGGGGGAGAGGTTTCTTCATGATTGGTCTTTCTTCCGGTTAGTCCACTGGCGGACGGTGTCAGTCTCCCAGATTCGGAAGCCTGTCCAAACTATGGTGAATATAGCAGCAATAGATGGGAGGACATTCACAAGCGTGCCTACTACGGTTGCT